AATATTTAAAATATCTGCATTAATAAATCCTAGATTACCAGTATAAACACCAACAAATTCTCCAACATTTAAAGTTGGATAAAATTCTATTCCAGTTAAACGAGTATTAGTTACTGATAATGTTCCAACACCAACTCCCCTAACTCGGGAAACTTTTGCAGCGGCAAAAAATCCATCAAGAGGGTCTTGCTCAAATACGATTTTATCATTGACTTGATATTTTGTTCCACCCGTAACAATACCAACAGAATCAACAGATCCTTTTTTAACATGTTTAATTATAGAATCTTGATTAACATACTTGTACGATTGAGTAACGTATCCGTATCCACTATTTTTTCCACGAAGAGCATATGGATAAGTATTTCGAATCCAATTCGTTTTGTTTAAATCGATATCATCTTGATTTGACCTTTTCTTAAAGTTAAATGGATTTGGTCTTGAATTATAATATTTTCCAATTAAATATGGAAATCTGGGTGTTTTATAATTTTGAAATACGCCATCTGCCGCTGGAGTAGAATCAAATGTTGAGAAATAAGCATAAGTTCCATTTGGAAATTCTGGAGTTACACAAAATCTACCATTATTTTCATCGAGAACATCTTCATCCGTAGAATTGAACCAAGTGTAATCTTCAATAAAAAATCCTGCAGGGAATATACTAACTGGTGGTCTATTTGTTTTTAAATCTAAAGAATATCCAGATTTTAATTGCTTTATAACTCCACCAGATTTTGTTGCGTATCCAAATGGTCCATATATTGGATGCCCGTCATATGCCCAACCAATAATTGGAGAATGATTGTCATTTGTAATTTTTTCAGTTCCATTTAAAATAGTTAAATCTTTTTTGCCATATAAGATTTTACCACCTTGGTCTGTTGCATAAATTGATTCTCTTAGTTTTCTTGGAGCATAAACATGAGCACATTGAAGTTCATTATTGACATTTGTTCCACGAGAAATGAATACATCATCATCATTTAAATTTGTTAGATTTTTTGCAAATTCATTTGCCTGCCAAGATTGAAGTTCAAAACTAAAGAATGCTCCAGATCCAGATGGTTCAATTGTAATAGTTGTTGTAGAAACACCATATCCTATTCCAGCTTGATTGATATTAACCGATTTGATTGTGCCTTTTCTTGGTCTCCCCTGAGGATCTTGTCCGGGACCTAATTTAGGAACAATGATTGCTCCAGTTCCAGTCCCTCTATCAGATACAATAATTCTTGGTGGAGAATTATAATCAAATCCAGCGTTGTCAATTACAACATCTATAATTTTACCTGTTCTTGGATCAACAATTGGTTTGAGTTCTGCCTCTTGTCCAGAAAGAAGATCCAAAACTGGCCATCTTTTCAGATTTAATATATCAAGAGATCCATAACCAGCGCCTTTACTTGAAATATGAATTGATGTCACCTCTCCACGAACAATGGGTTGCACAACCGCTTGATAAGTTTGTCCTTCTATTGAAGATATTCCAACAGATCCAGAGAGCTCAACTGTAATATTTGGATAGTTAAAAATGTGAGTTCCCAATCCAACATTAGTTAAGTTTTCAAATTGTTGAGTAAGATAATAGTACTCAGATACTGTAGTTCCAACACCAACTGAAGATAGTTTAAAATTATCTTTATCAACGACAGTTACATAATACTGTTTTTCAGTAGAAAGACCTGATATTGGTGTTCCGTCTGCAGAATATGATAAAATTTCTCCATTTTTATAATCATGATCTGCAATATTAATTGTATTTAATGCAGTGATGACTCCAACTGTTCCACAAGTTCTTTTTTTGTTTTGATATCCCTCTCCAGAATCTGTCAATACGACCGATTTTACAACTGCTTTACCATTTAAAGATTGTAATGCATGATTTCCAATTCCATAATCACTAATTTCAATTGTATTAATTCCAACAATTACATCATTCAATGATTTGTGTAACTTAACAGTGTGTGGATCAATGACAGAGACATGGTAAATTGCCCCTGTTGATAGTCCAGACAAAGCTTTATATCCAAAAGTTTTATATATTATTCTTTCACCATTTCTTAATTTGTGATATGTAGAAAATCCAATCCTACCTATTATTGAAGTTGCTCCAATTCCGATTGAACCAATTCCAGTTGAATTGAATACAACTTCGTGTGGTATTGTAATTAATTTTGCTTCAGCTTTTGCTGGTCTAATCGGATTTCCACCACTTATTTTAACTGTAGGAACATTGATATAATCAAACCCAAAATCTAATACTCGAATTTCTTCAAATTTTCCTTGTATTGCAGCAAAACCAGTAGCTCCAGTTCCAACAACAAAACCCTCTTCATTTGTGTCGTTAATTCTTACAACAGGAGGATCCACCACATCATAATTTTTACCTCCAGAAACAACATCAATTCGGTTTATTCTTCCATAGTAAAGAACATTTTTTGACTTATAATTTAAAATTTCTACTCCATTGATTAAAATACCGGTATATCCAATAGGAGTTTCTGTTTTTTTGTCATCTATAACAGGATTTGCAATTTCCCTCAATAACTTTTGAGGTTTAATTACCCTATCTCGAAAGTCGTATTTTTCAATAGTATTATTGTTAATTGTTGTTGTAGGAGTATTATCTTGAACTTTTGCAAAAATATTGTTATAAACATTAGATGGACTTTTTGCGAGTTTGATATTATTTTCGTCTATTCTCTTAACAAAATATAAACCCTCAGAAAAACTTAAAGTTGTGATAATATCTCCGTCAGAATTTTTTTCTGGTGTATAATAAACAGCATCACCTGTGAAATAATTGTGATCTATTCTATCTGTAATTTTAAAAGTATCTTCATTGGCAACAAAAGTTCCAGAAAAAGTATATTTTTGTGGTTTGGGGTTTAATTTAAATCCCGAAAACGCAGGGAGAGATGGAGAGGCTACTAAATTTTTATCAGTATCAATATATACGTTTTGAACATTAGCTGTAAATTCATTTAAATTTGAGTGTAAGTCGGAATCACACTTTGTTAAAACTCTTGTTATTCTTCTAATTTTGTTGGGATCAGCGACTCCAAACCCTCTAATCAAACAAGTTTTTTCATTAAAAACTTCTTGAACAGTAAATCCAAAGATATTTTGACTTTCATTGTCAGTAAGTCTTAAACTATCGCCAATTCTAAGAATATGAGTATCTTTTGTTTCTAATCTATAAGTCCCATTGACAGAATCAACAAGAGACATTGAATTTACTTCATAATATGGGGCAGTATTAAATAACCAATTATTTGATCTTGGATCATTTTCTGCTATTTTTCCAAGAGATTTGATTTTGATTCTAGATCCTATTTTTTGATTATGAGTATTTGATGGAATATCAAGTTCGTTTAAAACACCTCTAATTTTAACTCTTATTCCGTCCGTTTGCCCAAGACCAGCCGAATATGCGTATGTGCTTTGGTCTATATTAGCACCGTCTGCAATTGTTGCCGCCAACCCAACTACACCCAAAAATTGATTAATTGTTTTAGATGCGTAAGTTACAATACCAGCGGTTGTATTTTTATAAGTAAAAGAAAGAGTTCCTGATTCTGGGAACCCCAATGTGGAATCGACAGATATAAAAGTTTGTCCAATACCAACTTCACCGATAATTTGAGATTTTGCATGTACTGAAAACTTATCATATAATAAATCAGAAGTTCCTGTATTCTGAATATACGATCCGTCAATTCCTAATCGATAATAAACATCGGTTAGGATGCCTACAGTAATTCTTTCAACATTTGCTACTGGTGAAGATGCTTTAGGAATATTTTCGAATTCATCCTGAAAAAGAGTATTATTGACTAGATCAAATGGATCTCCACTAATTGCTTCGACAATAATACTTCTTTGTTTTCTAAAATTTGCATTTGATGCTGAAATAACGTAATCTCTTGGCTTAATAACTTCGACATCAACCCCATATAAAGATTTGAAGAGAATTTTAAAAGATACGTCAGTTCCTCTTGTAGTATAAAAGTCTTTAGAGTGTCTAATAAATTCAGAATCATTTAAATTCAGAGTTAGATCTCTATTTTCAATGCCAGGTAAGTATTGTCTTTTAAGTTTTTTTAAAAATTCATCTAAAAATAATGAACTTAGGTTAATTACTCTATCGTGATTATTATGATCTTCTGCGCTTGATGTTGAGAATATAAGATCTTCTGGAATGTCTGGATTTCTAAAAGAAGTGATACCACTAAATCCACGAATACAACCAGTAAAGCTGTTAGTAGTAATTCCGATATATGTAATGATTTCATCATTAATCTTTAAAAGACCATAATTTTCTGGAAACCCACTTGTATTTTCAACAGAAATTGTTGTAGAAGTAATACCAACATCAGATGAAAGAGATGTAAATCCTACAACACGACCACATTCATTTAATTTTATATAAGAGTCAATATTATGAACCAAATCGATTGGACCACCTTGATATTCTTGTCCCCTATAATATTGAGATAAAAATTCACCAATAAGAGGGAATTCCTCTCTAACGTAAGATGGTAATTGATTTTTTACGATTTGATTAAACTGTACTCTTTTTTCCGTCATCTTTTTATTTTAAACAATTTATTAAATGAAAGATATCAATAAGCATTATTATTAACATCACGATAACTAGTGCTGGTTGTATAGTTAGAACCAGCTGTATCTGATCCTGAACTAATTTCATCAACAATCATTTCCACGTTACTAATATCTAGTTGCAAATACAAATCCTGCAAACCAATTACATCATTTGAGTGTGGAATGGCAAAAATTTCCATAATTTGTTGTCCAAATTTTGGTTTTCCAGATACAATATTAATTGGGTTTAATGTAATTCTTCCAGTTTTGTAATCAACTTTTCCAATATTTTTTCTTCTTATCACTGGTTCTGCGGATCCAGACACAGATAAAGAATATAAAATAATTGTCCCTGTTTTTCTGTTCAAGTCAGGAATATCGCCAAGATAAACATCCTCAGTTATATCTAAAACTTTAAATGGACTTGACTTAATATTGTACCCATTCATAGATGTGATATGAAATTCATTACCAAAATCAATTGCATATTCTGCAAATGATCCTATTGCCAACCCTAAGTCTCTTCTCATTCGTAATGTGGTAATATTGGAAGTTACTGAGGGATGACTTTGATCAATTATTCCCAAAAATTTACTATATTTAAATCTAGCACCATATCTATTTAATTCTGTTGATTCTTTGTATTTTGTAATTGTAGATTGAATAAGAGATGAAACATATGGAACATTTGGAGCTAAATTGCTGTTGTAATAAACTTTACTATCAGTTTCAAGATACAAATATTTTAAATCTAAAATTTCTGCGACAATTCCAGCAACAGCATATTTTTTGAGATCTCTTTTTATGTTTTGTTTGATTGAGTTTGGTACAAAATCACCGTTTCTTGGTTTTATGCTAATAAAAACTTTTCCATATTGTGGAGGAACCAGATCTTCTCCACCAAAAACACTAATTGATTCTGCTTCTGGATAAATTTTATTTGGAATCAGAGTTTGGTAATCTAACGAAGTAAGAACTCTATTTTGTGTTGAGTACTGAAATGGCGAAAACTTTTTAATAGAATCAATACTTTCAATTGCTTCTCCACCACTTGCGGGACCAAATGTGGTTATAAGAGAAATTCCCGATGTTACAGTATATTCAATCGAATTGCGAACATATTTTAAATTACCACTAAATGTAAAATTACCTAATCCGTTTGCAGAATCGCCTGACGTTGTAATATATGAAACTTCAACTACATTTCCATCAGACAGTTTCTTACCAAAAATACCATCTCCAAAAATTAATTCATATTTTTCGTCTTGAATTTCTTGCACAAAATAAACTGTAGATGAACCCGTAATAGTCGATCCACCAATTTCAGTGAATAAATTGTCTTGCCTGGTGTATTTTACTGAAGCAGAAGAAGTGACGGATTCTTTAACAGAAACTCTAAGAGTATCTAAATCAATACCGATATTGTCTAAGATAAACCTTTGTTGAAGATTGCGGTCAGACTTTACAAAAGTCTGATTAATCATAGTTCCTTCATAAACAGTCAATTCATCAAATGTGGCGATTCCATCAATAACAGGAACGGTTACATCTTCTGTAATACCAAAAACAAAAGATTCCCCTCCAAATTGATTACCAGAAGATACAACAGGACCCTTTTTTAGGATTAATGATGATGGTGTAGGAAATGTTTCAGTCGTATCTATGAAAAAATTAACCGTAGAACGAGATGATTTTCTTGATCTCGGCAAATAACCAATATTTCTTGCTAATGCAACAACATTTTCTCTCAGTGTTGCGCTATCTAAAAATACCTCATTTGCTACCATGTTAGCATTGTATGAGGTAATATATGTATTATATGCTAAAACGTCTAAAATTGTAGATAAGTTCGACCCCTCAAAGTCATAATCCGTAAAATTGGAATTTGACTTTAGATAATCTCTGAGAGTTGTTTTAATCTGGTCAAAATCGAGACCAGTAAAGTTTTGAAGTGACATTTATCGTGATGGTAGCAAAACAAATTCTAACTGTTGAGCGGGCACGTCAATGCCAATGATTCTATAGACAACAGTAACGTTAAATTCATTGTTATCATATTCTGGAACAACAACCACATCAATCAGTTGTACTCTTGGTTCATAATTACGAATTGAATTTTCAATTTCATCACGAATTGAAAGAGCTGTAAGATCATCTAAGTTATCAAACAGCAATTTAGATACATTTGATCCAAAATCTGGATTAAAAAATTTTTCTCCAGGAGAAGTCAAAACAATATTACGAACAGAGCGAGCAATTGCAGTTTGATTTTTGAGTGCAATCAAGTCATTGTTCAGGGGATTTGCCTGAAATGACATGCTAACATCTTTAAAAGACTGACTGACTCGCTCTAGAGGCATTCTGAATTAAAAATTTATGAATTATATCTTATTTATCAGCAATTCTGAACTAAAATTCACTCAATGGTATTGGTTCAGTCCCATATTCCCAATCATCATAATCTTCATCATTGCGAATTTTGGCATGTATCTCTTTTTGAAGTGAAAAATCATGTTTTTTAGGAGTTTGATTGTCATTCGCAATCTCTCTCAGCATTTTTTTCCCAGTGTTTTCCATTTTTTGCTCCTGATTCGTTAAAATCAGAACTTTTTACGGGGTTGCTATCCCGTTCTTGTGCTGTTTTCCAAAAATATTCATCTTCATTACCCATTGCAAGTCGTTCATAACTATTTTCAACTTGATAGTATCGAGTGGAAACCTTAAAATCTGGTGTTTTTGGTTCTTTTGGAGTTAAACTGTTGTCATAGATGCGTATTCGGTTGTTAGGATAGAGTGCAAACTGTCCATTTTGCAGTTCAATCAGATTATGTGACTTATGTTCGGCTGGATTTTCACTTGTTGCATAGTCAATTACATCTGGATCTTGATGATAATTGTCTAAAGTACAAACATACGTGCCTTTTTGA